AGTACGGATAACGTAGCTTCAGGTTCGGATTCTCCATGTTGGCTTTTACAAACTCGTCTCGGAACCCAGGCGTGCGATCGCTATGATTGACAGCACTGGGCTTGAACTCATAGATGCGCTCGTTGGTCAGCTTGCTGAACTTGACCCACCCAATGCGAATATACGAGTCGTCGGTGAAGTAGATGATACGTGCCCGATGTCGGGTGCCATCAATACCAGTGACCATGGGTTGCTTACACGTCTCATGCATGTTGATCTTGGCATTGCGGTGGTTGCGTTCGATGTGCATGGCCTGTATGATGCCGATACCACTACCCATATTCAAAGCCTCTCCTTCAATGATCATCTTGCGGGCAGCCAGGAAGTAGGCATTCAGTACCCGAATGAAACGCTGATAGCTGATCACTTCCACCACCCGATGCCGGCCTCCCACGACACGCTTGGTGTACACCCAATAGTTGGAATGGTTGGCTTTTCGGCTAAAGCGACTCCAGTAGCCGCTGGTGTACACCTTACGGGTTTTGTGGCCTTTGGGCTTGCCTTTGACCATCCGCCGCTCAGTGATCGTCTCTTCTACGAGTGGATTGGCCTCCAGCAGGCTTTTCACATACTCCTGGTACATCTGTCGTGCTGTCCACTTGTGTAGCTGTTTAATAGGTATCATAGTTCTTCGTTGTTCACTTGTACCTGATGGTCATCTGTCTCGTCCTTCTTCTGCGCCGTCTTCTGGTAATCCACGCTCAGGATGCATTGGATCACCCGCTGTTCCACATCACCGCTCATGGGTATATCGGTGTCCCACCAATCCTTGTTCGGTTCCGGTGGCCTCGTCTCATAGATCATGGCCTCTTCGGGTGAATTGAAGATACCACTTACCATGACATATTCCAAATCCGGCCAGGGTGTCACAGCGATCCTGCGGTTGATGTAGTTGATGGTGGGGAACTTACCGGCATAGCTGCCCGCCGTAAGGTACGCGCTGGTACCGATGTTCGCATATTGCCAGGGGCTTTTGCCGTCTACCCCGCCGATGTAACTGAATATGAAGTCGGCTATGCGGATGGGTAAGGGTACCTCTATACTAGTCACAGCCGCCCAGGCAGATAGCCTCGGGTCCAAGGGCTCTAGCGTGTTGGTCTTTACCAACGGAAGATAGATGGACTGCTGGAAGTAATGAGATTCCCGGGGATGTGCCTGCAAGGTTTGCCGGATCAAGGTAGCCCGCCAGTACTTTACCCGTTCGTACATGGCCTTCTTGAAGGGAACATCCAGCTCCTTTCCCAGGTTCATGGCCAGCAGTGTAGTGATCTCGTTGGGCGTCATGCGATGGCTTTAAGCAACAAAAGAGGCACATGGCCTCTCTTGTAGGATGGAAGGAATAAAGATCAGAGACCAAATATGTTCTTCAGCTGGGCTTCCGGTGTGGTACCCGTGCTGGGTACAGCCACTATGATGAAGCGCTGGAACGCCTGCTGGTGTGCAGGTGTCTTGGACACATCGTATTTGAAGCCTGTGAGCGTGTAATAGTTGTATCCCACCGTCTGGATAACCTGGTCCGTTGGCTTTCCCCAGTCCTGCGGGTTGCTGCCCTGGAGCGGGTAGTTGGTGGTGACACCCTTGTAGATGTCCAGTGCATCCTGCAGCAGGCTGACCTGTTGTGGGAAGCCAGAACCCAGGTGCATGGGCGTCGTATAGGTGATGCTGGATACCGGGTCCAGATCGTACTTCGTCAGTACCCGGAAGCTGACGCCAAAGTTGATGGTCGTCAGCGTGATCGCCTTGGTGGTATTATTATACACAGCCGTCAGGATCAGGTCCCGATTGGCGTTGGCATAGTTCAGGTTGCTGTTGATCTGGTTGACCAGCTTAGCCGCGACCGTATCCAACGTGTCCCCTGCGACGGAGACATACTGGTAGTCGTAGGTGGGGAAAGGCTGGTTGCCCGGGGTGGTCTCCACGATGCCGATCTCGAAGACCTGACCAACTGTTGGGTTGGTGAGTGCAGCACCTCCAGCGAGATTGGTGGCACCGGCAGCGGTTTGTACCGTGGCAGTGTTACCGGTGACAGCGGCATTGACAAGTGCGGAGGCAGCGACGGATCCCTGGATAGCAGCAAGTACCTGTGCAGCCGTGCTGGTAGCGGCACCTCCACCATTGGTGGCCAGGTTGACGGTGATAGCGTTACCTACTACACCGATGGTCAATGGCGTGTTGTTACCCGCTACAACGTTGGTGACCGTGATGGCATTGCCGCCAGTACCGGACGCCACGGCAGTGTAGGTGATATCCTGTAAGATCAAGCTGGCGAAGATACCCAGGTTGATGGTGCTTACCTGTTTGACAGGTGCACTATAGGCAGTGCGTGTAGCCAGTACCTCCCCGATCTTAAAGACAGGCGTGCGTTCTGCAGCCCCGTCCCGCATGACGGCCACGAATATATTCTCTGTGAGCGAAGCAGCACCGGCACCCGAGACGAGGGCCATTGTGTCTCCGTCAAATACGCCCAGCTCACCGGCTAGTGCGTTGGCCATAAAGGCCGCGTAAGTGGCCTGTGCCGTATAGGCCACAGCACCGGATATGACACCCTGGACGTTGTTACCCCAGAGCATCTTGAGAAAATTGTTCTTGTAAGCCATGTAGTGCGTTTTTTAGATGGGTGTGCGTGTCATGTTGTCTTTGAGCTTGACCTCCCAGTTCGGATCGGCGATCATCGCTTTGAAGTACTCAACGGTCAGGTCGCAAATCATCTGGTGGTACTCGGGGGGCAGCTCACAATCCTGCCCCAATGTTAGAGAGATATTTCGGGCTTTCCTAATGTAGGTGAACCGGTTGCTGATTACTATGAAGGTTTTGTTTGTATAGGTGTAGAGCATTCCTCCTGCTAACTCACTGATAGGAGACTCGGGTTGGGTTTTGTAGAAGGCGACTTCCCGCAGGTTCTGAATGATATGGGACCCCGTCAGCCGGTTGGACTGATCTTCTGCCGGCTGCTGGTAATAGTCCAGCACCTGCATGGAGTAGGTGGCAGATTGGCCGTTGAAGGTCTGCCCGTCTATGATGACTGATCCGGTACCCGCCGCTGGCCCCAGGTCGATGATGAAGGTCTTTGGGTAGAATCGCTCCCCATACCGCTCCCAGTATATCCGCCAGCCGGCGTCAGCCAACTCCCGTAAAATGCAGTGTTGCAGGAAGAAGACCTCTGCTTTGCTGTCATATCCTATGTAGGTGGTATTACGGCTTTGGGTGAACTGTTGTATGTCGAATACCAGGCCGCCATTGATGTACACCTGTACGGAACCATAGTAAGGTCCGGTACCCAGCGGAGACAATGGTAGCGGCAGTAGGAGTAGATTGGTCTGAAGGGTAGTGCTCGTGGGCTTGACACAGTTGCCTGCCAGGTCTACATCTGCCCGTTTGATCACCGACTCATCGGAGATGAGGTGCGCATAGTCCCCTGGTAGTAAGGCCTTGGTTCGTCGTGGATCTGCCACATAGGCCGACACTTCCCGCCCCGTCACCAGCAATGCCCGGATAGCATCGATGTCAAACTGCTTGATCTCAAAGCCACCACTGCCATCTTTACGGGGCGTGACACGGGATTGGATGAGGCGCTGCTGGTTCTTGTTCAGTAACCAGTCTACCTCTTCGTCCAGCAGCTTCCGTGTACGGTTGGCCGCTATCTTTTGGGTAGACTGGTTGACCTCAATGTGCATTTCCTTGACGAACATAGTGTGTTGCTTTTAGCGGGTGGTGGCCACTCTGGGCTTTGCCTTGGCGATGTTGATCTTCTTTTTCATCGCTTCCTGCGTCTTGGCCTTCAGAATAGCTACCTTCTCTGAGTTGTTGACATCCTTGAGATAGTAGATGACCTCTTCCATATTGTGTCCCAGGATACCGCCGGTCTCGTTGTCTACCAGCTGGCTGCCGATCTTGCGAATGACACCGGTATTGATCATCTTGAGCACCTGGAAGCGGTACTCGAAGTGATCGCCTTTGTACTGTTCCAGGAACTTGGCAGGATCACCCTGGACCTTCTCGCGCAGCTCACCCATCTTGGCGTCGGCTCGTTCGTCCAGCGACTCGATGATGAGAAACTTGCGTATGTCCACATCCATCATCGTGAGCATGGCATCCACCTTTTCCAGGTCATTCTTGAGCCCCAGGTATGTGGCCATGGCTTCGTCGTATGTCTTACCGATAGCAGCGGTCTGTGCACTCACGGCCTCGGGGTCAAAGATGTAGAATATCTTCAGCATGTTGCCCTGTGCCTCTGCTTTACTACCAGCTACCCAGGGGTGGCCTACGGCGTGTCGGTAGCGTATGTAATCCTGTATCTTAATAGGCAGGTTACGTGTACCATTGCTATCTACATAGGTCACCGGCTTGCTGTTGTCCAGCTCCAGCCCGATCTCCAGTTCGCGCCCGGTACCGTACGGTATCGTCGTCAACAGTTGTTTGAAGAAAGTAGTAACGCCTTCCCGGAATGTACGATCATCTTTGGGAATATCGATCAGTAGTGGCATCAATACATCAATCTCCGCGAAACTCAGGCCATTGCCCACAGAGGAGCCGAGGGTACCGGAGAAGTAGGAGCCGATGGATTGCTTGGACATGCTCATGAACTCCTGCGCTTCTTTCTGTGCATTCTCCAGGAAGGAGCCGGCACGGAAGATGGTGACTTTTCTGCTGTTAGCGTGCTTGTCTGACATGGTAGTGTGGTTTTCTTTCAAATGTACAGGTTATTCCCGGAAAAAGAAAGCCCCGCTTTTTACACGGGGCCTTGGACAGAACAGGAACTACAGCTAACAGCTCTTTATTGTCCAGCGATACAGACCATGTCGAAGCAACGGTTGGCCCGCAGAATCTGTATGCCGCAGCTTTTGAATCGGGTGTAGCTTGACTCATCGATGTCGGTGGTCAGCATGGATACACTGCTCTCGACTTCAATGCTCCAGGATTTGTTCATCACCTGCAGCGAACGGGGCATCGGGGTCAGACCCGGGATGACACCGTGCAGGAAGGAACGACCTTTCTGGGCTACGTGTTGAATGTTCGGTTGACCATCGTAGTCGGCATCATCAATGAAGACCATGCGGTATGACTCCAGCGGCCACCCGGTTTCAGGGTGTACGTAACCACCGGCCTGCTGGCCCATAGCGACCACACCCATATCGAAGATGGGATTGTGCTTTACCTTGATGTAGTAGCCATCGATGTGGTAGAACTGATCGAAGTATCCACCCAGCGCCAGGTGATAACCGGTACCCGTCACGAACTTGTCACCGATGTTGGACACCGAACCCAGGTTTTGCAGGATGGTACCACCCGCCTTTTTGATCGCCCGGTCGAACTCGCGCATACCGCCACGTCCTGTGTGGAGCGTGATCGACATGTTGGCGGTATCCGATTGGCCGAACAGGGCATCACCGATCTGGTTGGTCAGGAACTCGTAGGTGAGGCTGGAGTAGCTGGACTTGTTCTGGATCTGTTCCAGCAGGCCCGAGCCACGCATGATAACCTTGCCCGTGATGAGGTCCTTGGTCAGTATCTCGCCGTTGACCTGGCGATTGTAGCGGCTATACCAATACGCATTCTCGCACTGTGCCAGCCACTTCATCTCGAACTGCCACATGAAATAATCCATCCAGACATCGGTCTCGCCTTTGTCGGTCATCACTTTGATCTTCATGACCTTGTTGGCAGAGTTACCAGCCCAGCTCATACCGCCGCGCAGGAAGCCCATCTGGTTTTTGTACAGACCTGGCATGGCCATTCCGGTTTCGGTTGAGCGCGAACGGCTCTCGGAGACGGCGGTGTTCAGTGCAATCCAGGAAGCATTCTCGGAAACCTCACTGAAAGGACAAGTGTCGGTCGGCAGCGCCGGATCGAGGATACAGGTGTACTTGTAGTACCCGCCTGTGAACTCGGGGTCCTTGGCTACCCAGGCCTGGATGCCTTTGGCAGACTGGATGATGAAATAACGCTTGATCCAGTTGTCAGAGAAGTACAGATAGAACTCGGAGTTGCCGACGCCTATCTTATCGGTAGCCGTATACTGGGTGAAGGTAACGATGGAGGCTTTCTCGATACGGCCCATCACCGGATAGGTGAACTGAGGATCGTCCAGCTCGACGGCAGCGCGTTTCATTGCATTGCCTTCGTATCCGATACCCCCCATCGTCATCAGGGATATAGGATAGTTCTTGTTGTAGTCACCTAATATGTAGGTGAGCTTGCGCGTCAACTCCGATGGGTGTCCCTGACGCTGGTTGTAGAAGTTGTCTTCATCCAGCTGTGACTTCGGATCGTAGATCGCACTTTCTACTTGGTACTTAATACCAGGAAAGGGATTGGCCATTGTATGTGTGTTTTAGTTTGTTCTACAGTTCGCCGAGCGTCTTCCTCGTCCGTGACGTGTCGGCCTGTGTGCGCTGTACCTCCTTGGAACGTTCTATGCTTCTACGTAACCTACGCGTGTTGGCTGACTGTGCTTCCCGTACCACCAACCCGTTGATGTTACCACCCGAGAATTGCAGGAACAACGCCTCCAGCTGTCGTGGTAGTTGTTTGACATCAATTGGCTGCGCAAACAAGAAGCGTCCGGTGCCCTGATCGTACTGAATGTTCCGGCGGACGAAGTTCAGGAACTCTTCCCGCTTAGCTTCTGGTACTACAATGGCCATGTCTTTGGAAGCCACATACTCCGTCAGCGTCTTGTTCAGGCTCTGCACATTGCGTTCGTACTGCTGTTTATCCCGTTCCAGCTGTGCATTCAATTCCTGGATCGAGCGTGTCTCGTCCGCCTCCTGCTTCTTGTAGGCAGCATCGGCCAGCTCAAATATCTCCTTATCCTTGACAGCTGTCTCTGTTAACTGCTTGATCTGCTTCTCTCCTACACCAGCATTACGCAGCGAGGCAGCGTAGACGCTTACCTGCAAATCTACATTTTCCTTGAAGGTGTCATAGGCTGGTAATGTGATAGTTTTCTTCGCAAAGAAGTCCTCATCAGTACCACCTGCTTCTCTATGCAGCAGGTACTGGTAACCCCTCGGATCACGCTCCATGATGCTCTCCTCAAAGCGTTGAATAGCTCGGGATTCTAATGCTCGTTCCCGGGCAATAACGCCCCGTGGCGTGTCCCATTCTTCTTCCGGAATGACGCCTTGCTCATCTTCCCACTTGACTTCGAGCTTCTCTCCGCGAAGTGCATCTACCTCGTCCCAGATGGTGCCTTCCGGTTCTTCATCAGCGTCTCCACCCTTGTTGGCATCTGCAGCAGCTTTGGCTGCAGCCGCATCTGCCTCTGCTTTCGCGGCATCGGCGTCTACCTGTTGTTGCCGGGCAGCTTCCAAGTCAGCGGCTGTCTTACCCGGTTCATCTTGTGCTCCGGTACCCGCTCCTGCGGCGGCCCCTTGTCCCTTGTTGGGATCGTTGTCGTTGTTCTGTTGTTGCTGCCCGGAAGTTCCTGCATCCAGGTCAGCGAGTGATGGATTTGGCATACTGTTGCTGTTTATTTTTTAGGTGTTGTTCTCTTTTTGGCGGCTATGCGTGCCTTGACAATGTCGGTCTGGTGCTTTCGACCCGCAATGCGTTCGCGGGAAGCGATCTCCTTATCCTTCATCGCGGCATCACGCTGGCTCTTGCGTTCCTCCAGCTGCATCTTCTCGCGCTTCACCTGGGCATCGGTCATGGTCTTGTACCGATCATTGGCCAGCTGCTCTACCTGTAAGGCATCTGCGATACCGTCGTCGTCTGCATCCATGGTTCCTTTGTACGACAATTCGTTCCATTCGCCCTTGATCATCTCGTTCTGATCCCTCCGGTCCCACTCCTTGTCAATGAGGGTGGCTTCCAGGTCGTTCTCGAACTGGGCGAAGTCCTTCTTCCGCTCATCCGCTGCCTTCTGCGCTTCTTCCTCGCTCATCTGCATCTGCTGCTCCATCTGGACTTCCATCTCCTCGATCTCCTTCAGCGTCATCTTCAGCTCAGCCACGTTGTTGGCCTGGAATATCTCCAGGATGGTAGACGGTTTGACGCCGGCCTGTATCATGGCCTGTACATTCTGGGCACCTTTCATCTGGTTGAGCTTGGCCAGCTCATCGGAAGACCGGCTCATAAGAATGCCCAACTCCGCATAGGCGTATGTGTTGGGATCAATATCCAGTAGCTCATTGTCGAAGTCCTCATTGCTGTAGATGGACTTCACGCCATCGATGTTGACGAATTTGGAATAGTCTAGCAGCCCTTGCAGCTCCCGCTCGGTGAACTCCTCAAAATAGTTGAAGATCATATCGGTGATGACACTCGATTGCATGAGGCCCATTTCGGAGACCGCCTTGCCATCACTGGCGTAGGTCTCTCCTTTGCGAGGCCGGTTGATACCGATGACATCATCCCACTGCTGTTTGTAGTGCTCCTGCAGCTCGATCAATTGCTTGATCTGGTCGAACAGTGACATGTCGAGCACCTGGTACTGGTTCCAGGTATGGTCTACACCTGGCTGGGCACGGTTCATCAAGGCGTAGCCCAGGGCTTCTGCATAGTAGAAGAACTTCTCGTCGTTCCAGCCATCTCCTTTCGGGATGGCATTCTTATCCACGAGTAGTACCTTGCCTTTGCTCTTGGCAATGGTACGCTCCAGTACATAGTTGATGATGATGTACATGATCTGGAACGGGAGTCCTATCTCCAGTACAGAAATGTTCTCCGTGTGTAGATCTGAGTAGTTCCGGCCATTGTACGGCAGCTTGCACGCAGAGACGTTGTTCATCTCATTACGCTGTACCGGTATCTCGCCCAGTGTGACGTAGATATTGTCGCCCACCCGGTAACCTTCATAGACTACATTGACCCACTTGTACTCGACCTTCTCGCCCAGGTCCTTGTTGGGCAGGTAGTCCTCGTCCACCGTATCTTCCTGCATCTTGCCCGTCACGGGGTCAGGATAGCTGAGGAAGCCCATCTGTTTCTTTCCTTTCCATACCACATGGTAGACAGGAATCTTACCGGTGAAGGTGTCCCGATCATAGGTCTCCTGTAGGTACTGGTAAAAAGCAATGGGGCTTTTGTACTGGGAACGATTCTCCAGGTCGTGCAGCTGTTCGTTCTTGAGCTGCTCATAGAACTTATCTATGATATCAGAATAAGTGAGTAGGCGACGGCATACAGCCCACTCGCCATCTTCAATGTATTCGGTGTCAGGTGACTTATCATAATCCAGGTTGAGCGGAGAGATGCGATCATACAGCAGGGTGCCGTGCTCGATACCCTTGTAGGAGCAGGTGCGACCGGCAATGAGCCAGTCCTTGAACATGCGCAGGAATTTCTCCCGGATGCGGTATTCCTTCATGGCCCGCTTCATCCAGCGTTGGCCCTTGACCGCAATGGCATCTTTGTAGGTACTGTTGAACCGGGCCTTGAGCGCTTCTGGCAACTCGATCTCATCCAGGCCAGGGATTTTGTTCACCGGTACCCCCTGCTGGAGCTGCTGCATTTGCACCTCTGCCGCGAAGTGCTTCTTCAGGTTCTCACACACGGCTTTCTGCAGGGAATCGGTGTAGCTGTTGTAGCCATCCTCTCCCAGGTTGGTCACTTGGTAGACGAAGGGACGCCGCGGGTATTCCCCCAGCAGCAGGTCCAGGTTGGTACGTAGGATGGTGACAGGCCGTATCTTGGCCGGGAACTTCCGGTGCTGTGGCTTCTCCGCTGACAAGGGATCGGTCACATGGCTGAACCAACGGGAAGGAAACTGGCTATTGTACACCTGGTAGAGCAGCCGCAAGTCCTTGCGCGTTGGACCGGTACCGTCGAAGTTGAAGTTGGAAAGGGAAAGATAGTATTCGATGTTGTTCTTGAACCACTGCTTCTCGTCCTTGATCTTGTCTGCCCAGGGGATGCGCTGCAGGGGTCTGCCGGTGGCAATGGTGGTAGACTGTTTGTACTGCTGCGATGGCTCTAAAGGCATGTGGGTGGTTTAGTCGTATAGTTGAATGACCTCCGGTTCATCGTCTCCGCTGGTGCGGGTACCGAACAGCTCCCGTTCGTAGAAGCCTTCCCGATTCTCCGCTTCCCGGATCACCTGTTCGACCCTGTCACGCCGCTGGAACTGCCAGATGATCCTGGCAGAGATGCGATCCGCATTCTTCTTGCCATCAAACTTAGCTATTTCCCGCAAGTAACCAATGTCATACTCCTTGTGTATCTGGAAGACCATATTGCCCTGTTCGTCTATGCCGCGTGGGTCCATATGGTCCTTGACCAAGTACGTTAGTCCCATGCGCTTCCGCTCCGTGGGCATGTTCATGAGGTACTTCTTGTTCTTCTTGGATGTGATGATCGTGTTCATCAGGCTCTCTGGCTCGAACTCCAGCATGTGCAGCAGCCGGTTGGTACGGAACCAGTCATAGACGCCCTGGCCACCACCGGCTATTTCCCCCTGTGCCTTACAGTTGTACCACATACAGAGCTTGTACATCACCTCGTAGCACCGGTTGATGTCCCGTGGTCGGCCCACATACCAGGCCACCGCGGTGTTGTTGTTCACTGGGTCAATGTTGTTGTAGTGCTTCATCACGTAGCAGGCAAAGAGCGAGGTCAGGTCATCACTTTCTTCCTTGTAATACGGGTCGAAGACTATCTGGTAGATGCCTTCTGGTGTGTGCAGATTCTGGTCTTGGTAAGGCCGTTCGACCACGGTGATGCAGCCTTCCAGGTCTCCTTTCTGATCATGTGGGTACTCCTCCACCGGCTTGGCCTCGGCCTTGGTCTTGATCAGGAATTCCCAGCCACCGCCTTCCTCGGAGGACTTCGACACCAGCTCCCCGTAGCGGATGAGCGCCTGGATACCCCGGTTGGTCTCGATGCGTTTGATCTGCTTCTCTGCCTC